ATTTCATTTGTTGTCCAATACCTTTTAACTTATTTCTCATTTGAAATGAGTAGAGTACCGCAAATGAAGAATATAAAGATACTCCTTCAGCAAATGCTGAGAAGATTGCTAAACTTCTACCAACTTCCTGTCTTGCTTTTGGATTTGTTGCCAAATCTTCATGTGTCCAATCAGCCGTTGTTGAAGTTAGGAGTTCAAATTTCTCAGCGGTTGCAGGTTCGTGCAAAAATGCTGAGAAATCTTCTAATCCTAATGTTTCATTTAAGTATGAATATGCAGTAGCATGAATAGTTTCTTGTGAACCAAACATCATCGCCATCTGTTTTATTTCATGTTTAGGAAACCACTTGGTAACCATAGTTGTCCAATAATCAGAAACTGCACATTCAGTTTGAGCAAAACCAAGTAGAATATTCCCCACTAAATTCTTTTCTTCAGGTGTAAGTGTTTCGTTCCAATCTTTAACATCCATTTGCATGGGTATCTCAGTATGGAGCCAAAATGCTTGAGCCTGCTTCAACCAACCTTCTGTGTAGTAGATTGGATATTCGAATGGTTTGAAGGGAATTCTTTCTTGGAATATTTTACTCATGTCTAGTATCTTTTGTTATTTAGATTCTTCTACTGAAGCTTTTCTGTAATCAGTTACGAGTTTCTTAATTTCACCAATTGCTTTTCTAGCTCTTGATTTTGCTGCTTTAGTAGTTCCATTGTGCTCTGTTTCGAATTGAGTATATAACTCTGTAATTTGTTCGAAAATTTCTTGTGAATTTGCCATAAATTATTCCTTTTTAATTGTTAAGTAAATCTACCACTTGATATGGTAGGTGATTATAATTATCATATATATTCAAAAACAGAATATATTTTTGATAATATTTTTTAATATTTTTATTTTGTTATACTAACTTATTTTTTTTAAAGGAGTGTAATAACTTTTTGATACACTATCCCCAAAAATTCGTTGATGATTTGTTAATTTTAACCCTTTCATTTTTTTGTTCATTATATGGATTATCTTTCTCATATTGAATACGAGCAGTTGATATTTCCATATATTCTTCTTCTCTTTCTATACCTACAAAGTCAAACCCACCTCTTACGGCTGCTTTACCAGTTGAACCACTACCCATAAAAGGGTCTAAAGTAGTCCCACCTTTTGGAGTAACCAAACAAATAAGGTATAACATCAAATCAGTTGGTTTTACGGTTGGGTGGTTGTTTCCATCAACTCCTTCGTTTCTATCTTTTTTAGAAGTTTTTGGACAATAGAAGAAACGAGATGCTCCACCACTTTGTTCATCAAGTATCTTACCTGCTTCTTCATCAAAGATTATGTTTGCAGGAAATCTGCCTTGTGAGTTTCCAGTTGTAACCGAACCAGGTATTCCACTACCTCCACCGAATATATCACTTTTACCTTTTGTGAAATCTCTACCAAGTTCTTCATCAGTTCCTATTCTACTATCGTCTATGTTTATTCCACCCGTCCCCCATTCTAATACATTCTGTGCAACTGAACCCTTAAAAGGTTTTCTTGCCATTACAATAGGTTCGTGAGCAGGTTTAAGAGCAGTTCCCCAACCTTCGTATTCATCTACTTTCTTACCGATGTTATGTGATTTAGGAAACCCACTACCATATACCCACATAATTTGGTCTCTAATCTCAAACCCAGAATCTTCTACTCTAACTGCCATTCTGTGATACGTTCTTGAACCAGCGAATGATAAAAGATGACCACCTGGTTTTAGAACTCTATAACATTCTTCCCATATTTCTTGGGAGGGAACATCGTAATCCCATTTTTTACCCATAAAAGATAAACCATAAGGTGGGTCTGTAACAATAGAATCAATACTATTATCATCAAGTTCTTTAAGTTTATCTAAACAATTTCCTAATAATAATTTCATAATTACCCCATATTTTCTACATATTTCTTATGTAGAAGTTTCTTTGTTTCTAATTGACCACTTGCTGCTTCTTTCTGTGCAATTACCCCATCTGGTGATGTTCCATCATACACTTCAATGTAACCTGTGTTAGTATCCATCTTACAAGGAAATGTGATTCCATCTTGCCCAAATCTGTTTTTCATAACATGGGCTCTTGCAGTATTGTTCAACTTATCTTTTGATTTTCTACTCCAACTCATAATGAAATCTGCGTTCATAACTTTTGCATATGAATCAGCAATCTTATCTGCTTCGATAACTTCGGAATCAATTGCTGAACGGTTGGTTTGAGATGCGGTCCAAATTGGAATTTCCAATTCACCACCCATACCACGAAGGTCTATATAAACTCCCCCTTGTTCTTGGTAAGTAGAGTCAACAGACTTACTGGAATTGGAGAGAAGTAAATCAGCATAATCTACAATGATAAGGTCGGGCTTGTTACCAAGTGTAGTCATCTTCTCAATGTGTTGTTGTAACTTTTTTACATTAACACCCTTTGGTGGAAAGTACTTAATAAGTAATTTTCCTTTAAGATTAGTGATTTTACCTTTTACTTCTTCTTGTTTATCTCTTAAATCCGCGGATGGTATTTGAGTAAATACAGTATCATATCTAGCACCAACATAGTGTTCTGATAATTCCATACTATAATGTACTACACTCAAACCTTTTCGTACAGCCTCTGCACCAAGTGCAGTAAGTATCCATGTCTTTCCAACACCCGAAGGTGCAACTACTACTCCAAGTTCACCAGGTCCTAATCCACCATCCATTAAATCGTTGATTGGCTCCCATCGAGTTGGAACAGTTGAACGTTTTAAATCTTCCATACGTTCATCATAATCCAAAACATAATCCATACCTAAGTTGGTTTCATTACCAACCTTCATTGCATCATCTACTAAATCTTTGATTCTATCATAAGAACCAGCTTGTAGTAAATCAACTGAACGTAGGATTACATTTTTAAGATTTTGATTTATACAGAATTCTCTAAATTCATTCTTTATGTAATCTAAATCTACATTACCAATTTGTGTATGAACGTGCTTCAGTTGGTCAACAACTGTTTTCTTTAGAATATCATTATCAACTTTTGATAATTGTGATTTAAATACATCAAGTGTAGGAGGTTTTCTGTACTCATTGTGATACTCAAGTATCTCAGATATAATCCACTTGTTAGCATCGTTCTCAAAGAACTTAGGAGTGGTTATTTCTCCGATTGTATCGAGAAACTTACCATCAGTAAGAAGTGCAGATACTACTTTGCTCTGAAATGATTGCCCATATTTCGATAAAGTATCTATTTTTTGTTCTTGCATTGACTCTTTTTAAAACTTATGTAAAGATACGAAAAATATTTGAATAATACAAATTATTTTTAACTTTACTTTTATAATGCTACTATTTGGATAATACAACTCATAAAAGTTATTTCTTTATCCACCACTAATGCATCTTTGTGTTGTGATTCTGATAATATTAAGATTATGTTTGAGGTATTAGTACCACCATACTCATCTATTTTTTCATAAAGATATGAATAAAGTTCAGTAAAATCTTGTATTCGTGAATCTGCAACTGCTTGTCTGATATTCTTCCATTTGTTTGGTTTAGAATCAGAACCCTTTAATATATCGATTACTTTTGTTTTGATATCCGAATCCATTATAGAACTCGTATCAACCTTCAACTCTCCTTTATTAGAATTTAATTGACAAGTATTGATAATCTTTCTAATATCAGGATACGAGCTATCAATGATAGGTACAAGGTTAGCTGGTTGGAATTTTATATCTTCCTTACCTAAAATCTGTGAGATTTGTACTGCAACATCTTTTTTAGTTGGTGGTACAATCTGAAACTCTTGGGTTCTACTTCTAATAGGTGAGATTACTTTCTCAACATAATTACAAGTTAGAATAAATCTACAATGTTGTGAGAAGGTTTCCATTAGGTTTCTAAGAATTGCTTGTGCATTTGGTGTCATATAATCAAACTCATCGAGTATTACAATCTTCCATTTCTTGAATCCCATTGATGAAGCAAATCCTTTTACTTTATTTCTAACAGTATCTACATTGTTCTCATCAGATGCATTTATAATAATATGGTCACACTCAATTGAATTTACAATTAATTTTGCCAATGTAGTTTTACCTGTACCAGCTTTACCAAAGAAAAGTAAATGAGGAACATCACCAGTCTCTAAGTAGTTAGAAACCTTTTCTTTTAAATGTTCATTTCCCACATACTCTGATAGTTTACGAGGTCTATACTTCTCTACCCATAGAGAGTTATTTACCTTTTCTTCTTGCGTATTTTCAAAGAATGCCATATTATCCGAATGTTGAACCTTTTACTTCTTTAAGAAAATCTACTAATTTTTCCATTTTAGTGATAATTGATTGTTTTCTATTCTCATCAATACCTCGTTTTGAATCTTTATTAATTTCTAATATTAAATCCTCAATTGATTTAGCTGCTACTAATAACCCATCATCTTTTGAATTTAGGAAATGTTCTGCTATTCTGTACTTGTGTGCAATTTCTTGTAAGTTTGCCATAATTTAATTTATTTATCTACCCACTTCGGATAGTCGTTGTTGTTTAAAATCTTCCCAACTCATTCCAATACCATCTAAATAATAAAGGTGTTCGGGTTTTAATCTACCTTGTTCGTGAAGTTTTGAATATCGTTTAATGGCTTGTCTTTTCCACCATTTATTGATATAATCAGTACCTTCTTCAAACTTCTTTTTCATTTTTAATTCTGATTCTTCTATTTCAGAACGTAAAAACTCAGGTCCATTATCATACATCATAGCGAGATATACACCTCTTTTAAAACCATGATGATATTCAGATTGCTTGATACCACATTCTTTAAATATCTGTCCAAGAATCTTTTGTTTAATTCCACTTACAGGTCCACTTGGTCCTTTACCAGTTCCCATACTCTTACCATTACGAATTCTCTCGTTAGTAATTGCTTTAGCATACCACTCAGGTCTATTTTCCTTTATCCATTGATGCCAAGGGTCATAGAACTCATCATCAGGTTTTAAGGAAATCTTTCCTGCTGATTCACCTAATGTTTTAAAGTGTGGGATACCATTATATTGAGAATGGATACCATATAAAGAAGTCGTACCAACTCCTATAAGAGTTTGTCCGTATTTCTTTTTCCAAAATTCTCTAACTTCAGGTACTGTAGTCATCATAGCAGTAAGCTTACCTCCTAAGAAATTATATCCCAATGGTTGAGTACATACTATTGAAGATGCTATCGTTGTGTAATTAAGTTTACCTTCTTTGAATTTATTTTCTTTATTCCAACCAATGTAATTATCTCTTACACCCATTGAAGTAACATCAGAAGCTAGAGATACCAATCCAAGAAGTTTTCCACTTTTTCTATCTTTGATAAATATCTTCACATTACGACCTGGATTTGCTGTCCAACTCATAGTATGTATCATCTTTCTAAGATAAGTCCATCGTGAGGAAGCACTAGCATCATCTTCTACGATTTCAACATAAGGGTCTAACTCTTCAATCTCTTTGATTGTAAGTTCCTTATTATTGATATCAGTAGGTTTCCATTGTACATCATACAATGCTGCCATAGTTGATTTATCACGAATCATAGATTCTTCTTGTAACTCCACCCACTTCTTATACAACGTTTGTTCTTCAACACTCATTGTCATAAGATAATTCATATTATCAATGAGTTTCTTTTTCTCGTTCTCAAATATAAATTCTGGCTTTGCTGGTTCTGTATCCCAAAAACTCATCTGCATTATTTTATCTCCACCAAGTAGTAGTTAGAAGTATAATCTCCCTCTGTAAAAGCTAAGTGTGCTAATCCATCAGATGAAATTTGTAATGATGATGTATTGGAACCTTTATTAGCAACTAAGATTGCTTTCAAATATTTAGCTGAAAACTGAATTGGTTCGATATCACTTTCACAAGTACAATCAACAGATATAGAAATTCTATTAGAATTGATTGAAGAATATCCTAAGATGATTTCTCCCTTATTATCTTTACAAGTGAATGTAAATGTATCTGCATCTGCTAATGCTCCCTTAGATTTGATGAATTTGTTAATGAACTCATCATTCAAAGTTATTGTTGCGTTGAACTTAGGAAGTGCTTTCAAATCAGGTACCGCTGGGATAACTGAAGG